GAACCCGACTACCTTCCAGAACTGATTAAGGGGGTAGCATGCGCCCAGTCCGTACAGCACTAACGGGACTGGGGGCTTCGGCCCCCATTCCTCTCGATATCAATCAGTCACCGTTTAATGTCAGTGTCGCAGTGGCACTGACAGCCGGGGCGAACCTGACGTATACCGTAGAGCACACCTACGACGATGTTTATGCCGCAGGGTTTGACCCGTCTACGGCTGTCTGGTTTTCTCAGGCTGGATTGACGACCAAAACGACTTCACTGGATGGTAACTACAACTACCCAGTGCGGGCTGTCCGGTTGAATATCACTCTGTACACCAGCGGTCAGGCGACGATGACTGTCATCCAAGCTGGCATGCCGGGGAGGTAATGATGAGTATTGACATTGGGGCCCTTCGGCAGTTTGAGGCGTCTTGGAAACCTGTCCTCGACTCGATTCCTGCTGTTATTGAGATGTCGCAGCAGCGCAACGAACTTGAGAAGGCAGTCGAAGCCAAGCGCAAAGAGTTTGCTGCTACGGAGCAAGAAATTAAGGAGGCTTACGTAGAAGCAGACAGGCGTTTGTCTGAAGTGAATAGTCAGATGGAACAGGCTATCAAAAGCAAGCAGGATGTGCTTGATGAGACCGCCCGCTTGGTTGAGGCGCGGTCTCTGGAAATCGCAGAAGCTGGCGCTACACGCAAGAAAACTCTGGCGGCTACGGAAGCAAAACTTGCCGCAGTTGAAGCAAAACTTGCCGCAGTTGAAGCAGGTATTGCGGAAAAGGTCGCTGCGTGTGATGCGGAGATTGAAGCTAAAAAGGCCGCTGCGGAGGCTGCTCTTGCTGAAGTCGAGGCCAAGCGTAAAGCCGCTGAATCCGTACTTGAGTCTCTCCGAGCCAAGTTGGGGTAAAGCGTGTCAGTCAGCGGCGTAAGTTACGTCCAAGGGCTGGATAGTGGTGAATATGACTTTACCCATGTGGTATCGACAGTCACTGCTTCCGGCTCTACGACTATCTACACCCCCGCTGCGGGCAAGCGCCTGCGCCTGCGGTGGATCTACACCTTGAACGACCCCGGTTCTACCGCTTCGCCTTTGATTAGGATCTTTCTCGGCGCAGAAGAAAAGTTCCGGGTTTACGCGCTTAGCAAACGGCAGTTCTGTACGGGGCCGGTAAACGGCGCTTTGATTATCAACCTCAGTGAGGCTGCTGAAGTGGCCGTAACTGCCCTAATAGAAGAGTTCTGACATGGCAACGTACAATAAATTTCAAGACTTCTCTGAACAGCTTGTTATTGGCACTCATGACTTTGACACCAACGTGTTCAAGGTCTACCTGTCCAACACCGTGCCTTCGGCTTCTGCTGATGCGATTAAAGCTGATCTCCCTGAGATTACCGCAGGTAACGGCTACACCGCTGGTGGCGCTACCACGACCATTACGGTTGCTGAAGTAACAGGCACTACGACCGTTTCCGGCACTCAGGTAGTGTTCACGGCTTCTGGTGGCGCGATTGCGGCTTTCCAGTATGTTGTGCTGTACAACGATACCGCTGTTAACAAGAACCTTATCGCGTGGTGGGACTACGGCAGTGCGTTGACGCTTAACAACGGCGAGTCCTTTACCGTCAAGTTCTCCAACACCACTCCCGGCGCTATCTTCACTCTGGCTTGATAGGGGCGGTCCATGCCTATCGTCTACCGCAACGTCAAAGGCTCGGCGCTTACTTACGCCGAGTTGGATGGCAACTTCTCTACACTCGCCGGTAGGACTGATCTTGCGTGGGCGCAGGTTGGCAGTGAGCCTTCTATCGAGTCTGGCACGGGTAACCCACCAGAACTAGCCCCGTTCATTGGCGGCATCAACGCTTGGTCTTACAGCGCAACGTCCATGACTGAGGCGTTTTCGACCAGCGACTTGCCGTTTGACTGGTGCCCCGGTACTGATCTTGTCTACGGTATTCACTGGTCGCCGGGGAACAGTACGTCCACGGGCACGGTACGGTTTGGGCTTGAGTTCACTTACGCATGGGCGTACGGGCAAGGCGCAGCATCAGTTTTTCCTGCTACGACCACGATTTATGTTGAGCCTACGATCAGCACAGGCGTGGCGTATGAGCATTACCTGAACTTTAACGCGCCGGCAAATAATTTCCCCGGTAGTCTGGCGCAACAGAACATGCGGTTCTTGGTACGCATCTTCCGTGACGGCGGGCATCCTAACGATACGTTCCCTGATCCAGTCTTCATTCTTGCGACAGATCTGTTTTATCAGACAGACCGCTTTGGTGTGCCAAATAAGTCGCCGCCGTTCCCCACAACGCCTATTTCGTAAGGGGTAGCCAATGGCTCTTGGCACCCCAGTAGCCGCAGCAGCAGCCTATTCGGCGCTAAACGGCACCACTGTCACACCGGCTTATCCGGCGGGCATACTTGCCACTGACGTTGTTCTGCTGTTTGTTGGTCAAAAGCCCGGTAGCGCAAACAGCGGCACTAATCCGGCCCCAAGCGGTTGGACGCTCCGCGAGGAGTTAACTGGCGCGGGTGGCTACGGCGCTACGCTGGGTGCTGACACCGGCAACACGAACCTGCGGGTGTTTTCGTGGAATACGCCGATTGCGGGACAGACGGGTAACCTGAACGTTTCGCTTGGTAACAGTAACGTCGCGTGGGCGTTTATCGTTCGCATCCCCACGGGCGGCGGTGCGATCAGTTACGGATCGGCTGACGGTCAGAGGACGACGACTCCCACCTCACCGATGACGGTGGCGCTGACCAACGGCGCAACAGCAACAAACTTCGAATCGGGTGACCTCGCCATCTGGGCGATGTGTATCCCGACCGACGTTCAAACTCCGGCTCAGTTCAGCAACCACTTAGCCACGGCGACCGGTGCGACCTTTGCTGCTGGCGTCGAGATCAACGAACCTGATTCGACCACTGGTAACGACATTGGTGGCTTCAGTGCGTATGCGTCTGTCAGCAGTGGCAGCAGTACGGCAGCACCCAGTGTAACGGTCACGCTGGCGGGTACGCTCACCAACGTGCGCGGCCCGGTGGTCATGCTGCGGGTGCGAGAAATCCAAGCGATCTCGTTCAACGCTGAAGTTGGGTCTTACAGCATCACTGGGCAGGCGGCTACTACTGCCGCTTCACGCTTGTTCAACGCCGAGGCTGGGGCGTATAGCCTGACCGGGCAGGCGGCTACGCTTGCGCTATCTAAGGAACTTTCTGCTAACTCAGGCTCCTACGCGATCAATGGGCAGGCGGCAGACTTTGTTTTAGCTAAGGCCATCTCCGCTGATGCGGGTTCTTATTTACTGACAGGGCAGTTAGCAGCCCTTCTTCGTTCCACTGTTTTTTCTGCCGATACGGGCGCGTATGTAATTACGGGGCAGGCAGCGACTCTTTCCCGCGCAGCCAACTTTTCCGCTGACGCAGGCACCTACGTTGTCACAGGCCAGCCTGCAAGTTTATTTACCGCTTCGGTATTTAGTGCTGATTCAGGTACGTACAGTATTACGGGTCAGGCGGCAGATCTTCTGTATGTACCTGTTGCTACGTTTGACGCTGAGTCTGGTAGCTATGCTGTAACGGGGCAAGATGCCACGCTGATCCGGGCGCAGATTTTTACCGCAGGGCTCGGTCAGTATTCAATCAGCGAAGACTACGTAGACCCCGGATACAACGAGCCCGGATACACCAGCGGTACTAGTGCGGCGCTGCTTCGTTCGCTGCTGTTTAATTCTGAGGCGGGCAACTACGCTATCACGGGGCAGGACGCAGGCTTGTCGCTCGACACGCTGCTGAACGCCGAGGCTGGGGCGTACAATATAAGCGGTCAGGCCGCTTCGCTGCTATCCGCAGCGTCGCTCTTTGCCGATGCGGGCACTTATGCTATAAGCGGTCAGGCCGCTAGCCTGCTATCAAGTTCACTCTTTAATGCAGCATCTGGTTCGTATTTGATCTCCGGGCAGGATGCTACTCTCTTCCCAGCTACGCTCTATCCCAACCCAGCCGACGTCCGACAAGGCGTTGTTTACGGGCCCGATGGCATCTATACTGGGACTCTAGTTGTGGGTGGCAACGCTGTAATCTACCTTTTTGACGACTAACGGGCAAAGTCAATGGCTATCACGAATCTGGACCAAGTAATTGCTGGGGCACAGATCCCTCAGTTCTATATCAAAGCGCTGTCTGGTACGTTGGTTGCTGGTCGCCCGTACTCCACGTTTTATACAGCGGGCATCCCCGGCCCCGCCGTTGCGCCCACTCCCGGTATTAGCGGCGCGGCACTTACTTCTTACGCAGGGCAGTTGCCGTTTACCAATCCGGCAAGTGGAAACTCTTATCTGGCCCGCTTTGTTGGCATTTCATCCGCGCAGATCGGCACCGTTACGCTGGCCGATAGGCTCTGGCATAACAGCGGCATTACAATCACTTCTACCTCTCCGCAGACTGTCAATAGCGTAGCTTTCCCGGCGAGGGATTCCAGTGGCACCGTTAATGGCGCTGGAGTTGTGCTGGGGGTTGAAGTATCTACCGTGACGGGTGCTGGAACCCCCACAATCACGGTTTCTTATACCAATAGCGTTGGAGCCGCTGGCCGCACGGGCACCAATATCATTGCCACGAATGCGACCTCCGCCGCTGGTACGTTCTACCCGATCAGTTTGCAGGCTGGCGACTTGGGCGTGCAGTCAGTTCAGTCCGTTACGCTCAGCGCTACATGGACAAGTGGTGTTATTCATCTGGTTGCGTACAGGCCACTTGTATCTGTGCAGTGCCCCGCTTCCGGTTCTGCCGCCGCTGTAGACGCGCTGACTAGCGGTATGCCTCGGATGTTTAACAATACGGTACCTTTTGTTATTTTTCTACCCCAAACAACTACTACTACCTCGATTCAAGGATCAATGACGGTTACACAGGGGTAAGTCATGGCCATCACTACTCTTGCTCAGGCGGCGAGTGGGCTTTTGCCTCCTGTCAACACAATTAAAGTTGACCTTGCGGGGCCGCTTAGCTCTAACCAAAGTGGATGGATTTCGCTTTGGTATTATGGCGCATACCCTCCTGCGGCAACCTTAAATACTAGTGGGCTAGCCGGGCAGGCGCTGTATTCCTCCCCCGCTGGGGTGCCTTTTCCAAATCCCCCTAGTGGAAACACTTACTTATCCCGTTTTTCGTCCAGTTTTTGGGCTGAACAGAACGAGCATAGTTACTGTTATTATTTATTGGATAGGCTTTGGGAAAATTCTGGCCTTTTACCCGGCGTATTAACCACTCAAACTGTTAACAGCGTCCCGTGGCCCGCTAGGGATATAAACGGCTCCTCATCAGGTAACGGTGTATATGTAGCGCTTGAGTTTCCTACTTCTACCAGCTCGGGGTTTTCGGTAGAGATTAATTATACCAATAGTGTTGGTATAAGCGGGCGTATCGCGCAAAACATTACCCGCCCCAGCAGTATAGCTGCGCTCAAATCGGTAATGCTTTTTGCTCTGGAGGCTGGGGATGTAGGTGTCCAGTCTGTACAAAGTGTATCTTTTGCTGCTGGGGGTTGGAGTGGTGGAACCGCTAATTTGTTTGCTTACAGGCCGATTATCATTACGAGTTCATTTAGCGGAAACACAGTGTTGTCTTCGGAAGAAGACATTTTTAATTTAGCTGCTCCTCGAATATTTGATGATAGTGTACTGATGTACTTAAAATACGTAATTACGTCAGCTAGTTTAAGCTATTACGATCAAATAAACTATCAGTTTACCCAAGGCTAGTCGTGGCTATTACTACATTGAGTCAGGCAGTAGACGGTATGTTGCCCCCCATAGAGGTGGTAAAACAGCCCCCTACTATTTCCACTCTTGACATGACTTGGAATACTAGCTGGTATAACACTGGCTATCCTACACCGGCTTCAACGTCGCTATCTGGCACCCTTGCTGGCACTGCACTTACTTCTGCTACAGGCCAAATGCCCTTTACCAACCCCGCAGCGGGCAATACATATTTAGCCGCTGTTCGCAGAACGTCTAATTCCCCCCCTACTTCTCTGGCCTCTCAAGGTAGTTTTTTTATAATTGACCGTTTATGGGAGAGTTCTGGTACCGCCGCAGTTTTAACCCCGCAGACAGTTAATAGCGTTACTTGGCCTACCCGTGACATAAACGGTTCCTCTTTAGGAGAGGGGGTATTTGTAGCTCTGGAGATTTATAATCCCAGTACCCTCGGCGGTACACTGCCTACTGCGTCCATCTCCTACACTAACAGCGCTGGTGTAAGTGGGCGAGCTGGTGTAATGATGGCGAATGATTTTGTTACGACCGTAAGGCATTTTGCTATTTATCCGTTTAGTTTAGATTCTGGAGACACGGGCGTTCAGTCTATTCAGACTTTGACTTACCTAACTGACGCAAACAGCCGCTTAAGGTTAATTGCGTTTAGGCCAATTTGTATTGTTCCTCCGTTTAATCAAAAAGGTGCGCGTACTGCTGGAGACATCATAACTCTCGCCGCCCCACGCCTTTTTGATAACTCAGTATTGCAAACTCTGTTTCTCTTCGCGGGTTATTCTTTTGGTTTTCAAGGCGGGGACTCCGGCGCTACAACGATTCAGTACACTCAGGGCTAAATCATGGAACTTAGCAAACAAGAGTTTATCGACCGCTTTACCCATGCGGAGTTTGTCGGGGTTCTGAACTCCGCCAAGACTAACGTAGACGTAGAGGCGTGGCTTTTCCGGTTTAATAACGTAACTGACAAGATCAACACACTTGATTCACGCACTCTCGCGGGGCTTGACCTACTTGTTACGGCTGGTGCTTTGACGCAAGCCCGTGCTGATGAGATCTCTGGGCGGGTGTGGGGCGCGTGGACGGTAGGGCAGAACGTGCGTGTTCTCGCTCCATTTGACGTAACTTACCCCGGCGAATACCCTATTCAGGAGTTTGATGTCGAGCACGGGACGATCCTCGTGTCTGGTACGTCGTTTGACCCGCAGTACGTGGAGGCTGTGTAAATGGCAATCACTAGTATGGATGGGGTAATCGCCGGTGGTAGGCCACCCATTTACTATAGATCTACAATTAGCGGGGGGCTTGGGGAGCCGCCGTGGTTTACCCCATTTTACTTAGCTAGCATTCCCGGTGCTGCTGCCGCCCCGACTTCGGGCATGTCTGGCACTGCGCTTACTTCTTACCCCGGACAGATTCCATTTACCAACCCTCCGGTGGGGCAGTCAACTTATCTTACCCGCTTTTCAGCTAACCCGCTAAGGAGCGGCGGCGGGGCTATGCTGGCGGATAGGCTCTGGCACAGCAGTGGGATTAACCTAAATACTCCGGCTGTACAGACCGTAAACTCCGTTGCTTTTCCGCCTCGAGATGTAAATCAATCTTCTGACGGAGAGGGCGTTTACATCGCAGTTGAGATTGCTACTACTCTTGGGTCAGGTAACGCAGTATTTGAACTGTCCTATACTAACAGCGCGGGCGTCGCGGGACGGCTTGGCTACACCATACCGGATAATATTGGATCGAGCCAACCAAGCGGCACTTTCTGTTGTTTTAGTTTGCAGAGCGGGGATTCCGGGGTTAGGTCTGTTCAGTCTATTCGTTTGACTGCTGGCGGGTATCTAGTTGGGACAATGGGTCTGGTAGCGTATAGGCCGATTTCTTTAATCACCTGTATACCAAACGCCCTTTCTTTGGGCGTAGATTGCCTGACCGGGGCCATGCCGGAGTTGTTTAATGACTCAGTGCCATTCCTTGTATTTAGACCGGACACCAATACAGCAACAGAATTTGAATCTTTGATTGTTTTTTCCCAAGGCTAATTATGGCTATCGCTAACGTAAACGGAGTAATTGCGGGGTGTCAGCCGGGCGTATTTTTTTATAAAAATTTGTTCGTTCCTGTTGTGAACAGGCCGTTTTCTTTATTTTATCAGTCAGGGATCCCCGGCCCCGCAGTTGCTCCAACCCCCGGTATTAGTGGAGCGGCACTGACTAGCTATCCGGGGCAACTACGTTTTGTAAACCCCGGTGCGGGAGAAACCACCTATTTGGCAAGGTTTAGCACCCTCGCTTATAGGGTAACAGGCACTGCTTTGCCTCCCGGCTCAGTAATGCTGGCAGATAGACTTTGGCATAACAGCGGCATTTCTATTACGTCTTCCGCCTCTCAAGCAGTAAATTCTGTCGCCTTCCCGCCTCGTGATGCTAACGGTACCACTAACGGGCTCGCCGTACTTTTGGGCCTAGAGATTAGCACCGCGACCTCTGGTGCAGTGACACCGACAATAACTGTCGAGTACACAAATGAAAACAACGTAGCCAGAACCATTGCCGGGGGCACTGCGGCTACTACGACACTTCCGACTGGCTCAACCACTGCTGGCACTTTTACTTATTTGAACCTGTACGGTTCTGATCGAGGCGTCAGGTCAATTCAAAATATTACGTTCACAACCCCCTATAGCAGCGGGGTCGCGCATCTGGTTGCCTACAGAAAGATTGCCTCTGTCTTGTTGGGTTACGCAGACGTACCAAACGACGTAAACCCTCTAACTGGAGGTATGCCGGTTATGTACGACAATACAGTGCCGTTTGTCGTTATGACGCCCACTCAGGATATTGACACTTATTGTCAAGGTATGATGACGGTTACGCAGGGGTAAGCATGGCTATTTCTACTTTGGATCAGGCAATTACGGGCCTTCTACCTACCTATTCTTTGTTTAGGAATATAGCTAATCGACAAAACAATGATACTCGAATTCTGTATTCTTTTTTTAGTCCTGGGGTTCAGCCCTCTGCGGCTTCTGGAAACGTACTTTTAAACTCTGACGCTGGGGCCATACCCTTTTCTAATCCGGTCTCTGGTAATACGTATCTCGCTGGGCTAAAAGTCAGCCCGATGAGTAACTTTACGCTTACGTCCAGAAAAATATTAATGGTAGACCGTTTGTGGCACGGACTTCTTTCAAGTACAACCTCCCTGCAAACGGTCAACAGCGTTACATTCCCGGCTAGAGATAATAACGGCTCAACTAATGGGGATGGAGTATATTTGGCTATTGAAATTGGTCCTACTGGAAACGATGGAGCACCAGATTGGGGTGTTACTGTAACTTATACAAATAGCGCAGGAGTTGCTGGTAGAACGGCGACAGTGTTGTCCCCTTATGTACAAGGTTTCTCACGAGAATATCGTTGGTTCCCCCTAAAACTTCAGAGCGGGGACGTTGGGGTTCGTTCTGTCCAAGATGCTACGTTTACTGCGGCAATCGGTGTAAACACTAACATCGTTGCCTATCGAGTGCTAACACAACTGTATTGTCAGACCACGGCGGACGGTACTGGTGTTGCTGACGTAGTAAGTTTGGGTATGCCAAGAGTTTATAACGGTAGCTACCTCATGTTTGTTTACGGAAACTACCTTAATAGCTCAATAGATATCGCCTCTAGTTTTGAAGTAACCTTGACGCAAGGCTAAAACATGCTTGGTTACGGCGCATTCCCTACTACATCCTCGTGGTGGTCCACAGGGACGCCGCTTTTACGCCCCGTTATCGCTTTTGGCGACTTAACCAACGTAGAAGGGGTCTCTCAGTCTGAGTGGTTTTTCGGCCCTGTTGTTTACGAGGACGCTGGTTTAGGCGCGTACCCACTAAGCTCTGCTTGGACTGGGGTAACTAGTGGGTATTTTGCGCGGCAGGTTCTTAACTTTTCTGACCTAGATGACGTAGAAGGTAGCACCCAGTCCCTTTGGTTTTTTGGGGAGTACGTCCCCGTCGCTCCGACTTTGGATCTGGAAGTTGGGTCTTACAGTATTACAGGGGAAGCCGCTGAGCTTGTCCGTACGGGGATTTTGCCGACGGATAACTACATCTCCGAGGCTACTAGTGGTGTATCGACTCTCTCCAACACCATGGAGAGCTTCTTTACCATGGCGGAAAACGCATCTGCTGCCGATACCATCACCAACGCCAAAGTAATAGATGTTGCTATGAGCGAGGGCGCTACGGCGGAAGATACTCCGGGCCGTACATGGAACCCAATCAACACCCCGCAAACGACAACGTGGACGCTCATTCAGACCCCTTGACGGGGGCTTGTAGGGACGGTACCTACCGTCTATACTTCGCTTAGCATCGTCTATCTGACGGACTAGTTATGGCAAAGACCCCCGCTTGGACTCGCAAGGAAGGCAAATCCGAAAAGGGTGGCCTTAACGCCAAGGGCCGTGCTTCTTACAACGCCGCCAACCCCGGCAAGCCGGGACTCAAAGCCCCTCAACCTGAGGGCGGCTCCCGCCGCGACTCTTTTTGCGCCCGGATGTCCGGTATGAAGAAGAAACTCACGAGCGCCAAGACAGCCAACGATCCCAACAGCCGGATCAATAAATCGCTTAGGGCATGGAACTGCTGAAATGGAACTCAGTATCTGGAACACCGTGTTGTCGGTGATTATTGGGCTGTTGTCTTGGGTTCTGAAGGAAAAGTCTACTGAGCTTAAGCGGGTTGAGATTCTGCTCAACAAGACCCGAGAAGAGATTGCTCGGGAATACGTTACCAAGGTAGAAGTCCATAACGACATCAATCGAGTGCTTGATAGGCTTGACAGGCTGGAAGCAAAGATTGATACCTTCATAAAAGGCGGTGCTCGTGCCTAGTACCAGTCAGCGGCAGCATAATCTGATGGCTATGGTCGCAAATGACCCGAAAGCCGCAAAAAAGACTGGCATTCCTCAGTCAGTTGGGGAAGAATTTGTAAAGGCGGATAAGGGCCGTAAGTTTGGTGGCCCGCGCCCAGATCTTCAACGTGTTAACAAGCCGAATACCCAGCATGGCAAATCGGCACTTTTCAGCAAGGGTGGCGAAATGAAAGAGTCCAAGGCAATGATGAAGAAAGAAGTTGGCTTCATGAAGGCAAAGGGTGCCCCGAAGTCAATGATTAAGCACGAGATGAAGGAAGCCGGTATGAAGAAGATGGCTTCTGGTGGTTTCGTCCGCGCAGCCGACGGTGTTGCTTCCAAGGGTAAAACCAAGGCCAAGCAGATCGCTATGAAAAAAGGCGGTAAGTGCTAACTATGGACAAGCCCAAGACTCCCCCGCCTCCCCAGCCTCCGCCCGACCCTAAAGCCGAGACTGCTGAAGAGCGCATGGTTCGTGAGGCTAAGCAGGACGCCGCTAACCAGAAAGGCTATGAGGCCGCTACCAAGCCAGACCGTTTGAAGAAAGCGTTTAAGGCGGGTGGTATGGTGGGCTCCGCTTCCAAGCGTGCTGACGGTTGCGCTCAGCGTGGCAAGACTAAAGGTCGGATGGTATAACCATGATGTCCTCACGTGGGATGGGGGCCATAAGCCCCTCCAAGATGCCCAAGGCAACTCGCAAATCAAGGCGAGACAATACTGATTTCGATCAGTATGCCGAGGGCGGCGAGGTTAAGTCCCGTGTGAATCAGGCTGGTAATTACACCAAGCCGGGTATGCGTAAGTCGCTGTTTGAGTCTATCAAGTCTCGCGCTACGCAGGGCACCGCCGCAGGGCAATGGTCAGCCCGTAAAGCGCAGTTGCTGGCAAAGCAGTACAAGGCTAAAGGCGGAGGCTATAAGTGAAAGCCCCCCAGCAGTCACTAAAAAACTGGACTGCTCAGAAATGGCGCACGAAGTCAGGCAAACCCTCAAGCGAGACTGGCGAGCGATACCTTCCCGTAAACGCGATCAAGTCCCTGTCCCCCGCCGAGTACGCTGCGACCACCCGCGCTAAACGCGCTGGCAAGGCTAAAGGCAAGCAGTTCGTATCTCAGCCCAAGACCATAGCCAAAAAGACTGCAAGGTTTAGATAATGTCTACGACAGGCACCTCGACGTTTAATCTGGACATCAACGATCTCATTGAAGAGGCGTTTGAGAGGTGCGGCCAAGAACTTCGCACGGGTTATGACTTCCGCACGGCTCGACGCAGCCTGAACCTTCTGACTATTGAGTGGGCAAATCGCGGTATCAACCTGTGGACGATTGAGCAAGGCCAGCTTCCGCTGTACCCCAACCAAGCAATCTACTCCTTGCCTGTGGACACCATTGATCTTCTGGATCACGTAGTCCGAACGGGAACTGGTACAAATCAGATCGACATCAGCATCAACAGGATCTCGGAGTCCACGTACTCTACGATCCCTAACAAGAACGCTACGGGTCGCCCGATTCAGGTGTGGATCAATCGTCAGTCTGGCGAGTCCAACACAACCACGGCTACGCTGACTTCTACGATTGGTTCTACCGATACTACGATTGCCGTTACCGGCGCTTCGTCTTTGCCGTCCGCAGGGTTTATCAAGCTGGACAACGAAACGATTGGGTACTCGGCCATCAGTGGCAATAACTTGCTCTACTGTGGTCGTGGACAGAACGGCACTACGGCGGCATCTCACACCGCTGGCGCTAGCGTTACACTTCAGAACTTGCCAAACATCAATATCTGGCCTGTGCCCAATCAAGGCGCAGTGGGTAACGCCTACTACACGCTCGTCTACTGGCGCATGCGCCGTATGCAGGACGCTGGTACGGGCACGAAGACTCAGGACATTCCGTTCAGGTTCATCGAATGCATGGTCGCTGGGCTTGCGTATAAGATGGCAATGAAACTGCCGAACATGGACCCCGGTCGCATGGCCGTGCTTAAAGCAGAGTATGACCAGCAGTGGCAACTCGCTTCCGATGAAGACCGGGATAAAGCGAGCCTTCGCTTCGTCCCACGCTCTATGTTCTATGCCTGATTATGGCCGGACCAAAGTTTGCCTCTGCCAAGAACTCGATTGCTGAGTGTGATCGGTGCGGGCAGCGCTATAAGCTAAAAGAACTTCGTAAGCTCGTAGTCAAGACGAAGCTCACTAGTATCAAAGTATGCCCTGAGTGTTGGGAGCCAGATCAGCCTCAATTGCAGTTGGGCATGTACCCAGTCTACGATCCCCAAGCTGTGCGCGATCCTCGTCCAGACACTAGTTATTATCAGTCTGGAATTAACGCAGAAGGCAGTCGTGTCTTTCAGTGGGGCTGGAATCCTGTAGGCGGGTCAAGGGCAAATGATGCTGGATTGACCCCGAATAACTTGGTACTCTCTGTGCAAGTAGGTACCGTTACCGTAGTGACTGCTTAGGAGCAATCATGGACTCTATGAAGAAGATCGCCAAGACTGAAGTCAAGGCTCACGAAAAACGCATGCATGCTAAAGGCATGAAAAAGGGCGGAGTTACGTCGCTCGACATGAAGAAGTATGGCCGCAACATGGCCCGTGTAATGAACCAGCGGAGCAAGTAATGGCTAAGTTCAGCATGAAGGTTAAGGGCAAAGAGATCGGCCCAGCTTACGTTTATGCGCCTCCGCATACGATGCAGGGCAGCGAGAATATTGACCTGAGCAACTCTGGCTACGGTAAAGGCAATCGTTACCGCGCTAACGATGTCAACATGAGTGTTGGTAATATCGCCCGTAATGACTATGCTGAGCCTAAGACTGCGGGTACCAAGACTCGTGGTAACGGTGCTGCGATCAAGGGCGTTACTGCTCGGGGACCGATGGCGTGAACTATAGCGAGTTGTCTGGGGCTATCCAGAGTTATACGGAAAACCAATTTCCAGATACTTATCTGGCGGATGGTTCGACGGTTTCGTCAGCCACCCAGATCGCTCGCTTTGTTCGACAAGCTGAGCAGCGGATTTACAACTCGGTTCAGTTCCCCTCCCTACGTAAAAACGTAACGGGGTATGTGGGTGTATCTAATAAGTACCTCGCTTGCCCAGACGACTTTCTGGCCGTGTACTCTCTCGCTGTTGTTGATAACGACGGTTCGTACGAGTACCTGCTTAACAAAGATGTTAATTACATCCGTCAGGCGTACCCCAGCCCTACTGATACTGGCAAGCCCAAGTATTACGCTTTATTCGGCCCGTACGTTCTGGACGAAGTTATTTCCCGCGAACTAGCGTTTATCTTCGGGCCAACTCCTAGCGGTGCATATCAACTGGAGTTGCACTACTACTATTACCCAGAGTCGATCACAACGGCTTCTTCTGGGCAGTCTTGGCTAGGCGACAATTTTGATTCTGTGCTTCTGTACGGCTCTCTTGTTGAGGCGTACACCTTTATGAAGGGCGAAGCCGATCTCGTCGCTCTATATGAGACGAAATACAAAGAAGCCCTTGCCCTTGCTAAACGTCTTGGGGATGGTATGGAGCGTCAGGATGCGTATCGTTCTGGACAATACCGCCAGCCGGTGACCTGATATGGCCCTTATTCAAACCGCTACCAACGCATTCAAGACAGGCTTGGCGACAGGCTCGTACAACTTTGCGTCTGATACGTTTAAAATCGCGTTGTATACGAGCGCTGCTAGTCTGGATGAGACCACAGCGGCGTACACTTCTGTAGGGGAAGTTGTTGCTGGTGGATATGTGGCAGGTGGAGAAGCGCTGACTGTATCTCTAGCGCCCACTGTGGGTACGTCTGGGAATATTGCGTACTTGTCGTTTAGCAACGCTTCTTGGACGGCGGCGATTACTGCTCGCGGCGCGTTGATTTACAAAGTAGCGGCGGGTAACCCCACTGTATGTGTGCTGGATTTTGGGGCGGACAAAACGTCTACTTCTACATTTCAGGTGCAGTTCCCCCCTGCGTCCAACACCAGCGCTATCATCCGAATTAGCTAAGAGGCCATAATGGGCGAGAAAACTAAATCAGTTGACTCTGTAAGCGCTAGCGTAACTAGCGTTCGTCGGCACGAAAACAATGCTTCTGCGGGGGGCGTATTCCACGTAAAGTGCCATAGCGCCGACGGAGTCCTTAAGTGGGAAGCCCAGTCTCATAACCTAGTGGTCGATCAAGGGCTACAGGATATGAACAACAAGTATTTTGGCGGCTCAGTCTATACAGCCTCTTTTTTCCTTGGGCTTATTGCTGGCCCCGGATCGGGTACCGCATATAGCGGCAGCGACACGATGACTACCCATCCGGGTTGGGTTGAGTTCACCGATTACACGGGTACGCGCAAGGCCATGGCTTTTGGCGCGGCGAACTTCGACAATCCGTCTGTCGTGCCTAACACCTCAGTTGCGTTTTCGATCACCGCTACGGGTATCGTGGCTGGAGCGTTTCTCTGCACTACTACTAGCGGCACGGGTGGCATTCTGTTTTCAGAAGCGGACTTTCAGTCTCCCGGAGATCGCTCTGTGCAGAGTGGCGATATTTTGAATGTGGCGTACACCTTCAGTCTGGCAGCGAGCTAATAGATGCCTACCGCATATACACCCCTTCTAGGGTTCGCGCTTCCCGTAACCGGAGAGTTGTCCGGTACATGGGGGGACACGATAAACAGCTACATTACGGAGTATATCGACGCCTCCGTAGCGGGATCGTTGACGCTTTCGACCGATGCCAGCGTAACTCTGTCTATTACTAACGGCAGCGCGTTAGGTAGCACTTCCGCACAGTATTCCACGCTGAATATGATTGGTGTGAGGACGGCGGTTCGGGTTGTTACCCTTCCGCTGTCTAGTCGTAGCTACATTGTTTTTAACAGCACTACAGGTGGGTATAACGTAACAGTAGGTGGCGTGACCGTATATAACGGGGAGCGCTGCACGATTGCGTACAACACTGCTACGGGTGCTTATGAGAAAGTAAACTCTGACAAGTACGGGACTACGCAAGTTCCGGGTACAAACGATACTTCGTTTGCAACTACAGGGTTTGTGCAGGCTGCGGTTACAGCGTTTTTGAATGCGGTGTACCCGGTTGGGTCTGTGTACACAAACGCAGTAAATGGCACCAATCCCGGAACGCTTCTAGGCTTTGGTACTTGGACAGCGTTTGGCGCTGGTCGCGTTGCCGTTGGTTTTGACGCCGGTAATGCGTTGTTTGATTCGCCTGAAGAAACGGGCGGTAGCTATGACGCCACGCTTGTAAGCCACACGCACACGGCAACATCTGGGAATCAAAGCGTAGACCATACGCATACGTTTAGCGGTACGACTGCTGCGGTTGGTGACCACCAGCACCCGGAAATTCACTACTCGACAAACGGATCTGGCGACGGACCCGGACCCGGCGCTAGTTGTTGCGGAGGCGCTCAAATTACCTCGGCACTAAGTACAGGTAGTGCAGGGGCGCACTCTCACTCTTTCTCTGGAACAACTTCGGGCATGAGCGTAAGCCATAATCACGCGATTACTGTAGATTCGGCGGGTTCGTCCGGTACCAACGCAAACGTGCAGCCTTATATCACCGTGTATATGTGGAAGCGAACAGCATGAGCTTGCCTAACTTAGACTCCGAAGAAGTGCGTAATCGGCCTGAGTTTAATACCGACGCCTTCCGAAACGAAGAATCTTCTGCTGAGATGCTAGCCCGTAGGCGGGCGCTATGTGACGCATGTGAGCACAAAACCAGCGTCGGACTGTGCGGTAAATGTTTTTGCATAATCGCGCTTAAGACTAAATGGGCGTCTCAGAGTTGCCCTATCCATAAGTGGTAAGACGCAATATGTGGGTGGTGTTTTGTTATGTTCCCCAAACTTACCCCCGTGGTGCAGTTCCTGACTGCCTCGTTTGCCCTATCCGTAGGCGGGTATAGCGCTGGGGATAAGTTTGGATGGTTTGACCGCAGCATTATTGAGTGGGCACCGGAGCACTTTAGTATCAAGGATGCCAAGATCGGTGAGCCTGTGCAGGTGACGGTAGCCCGGATCAAGAAGCGCGATGACTGTTCGGTTGAAGGCTTTATCCCGACGGTGCGTGATGGATACGGGGTGATTCACGAAGCCACTCCCAGCATGTCGAAGTTCACCGGCCCCGCTGGCCCTGAGATTGATACCTTCACGTACCTGCTGAAGATTTCGGACAAAGAGCCCGTAAATCCCGGAAAGGCCACCCTGCTGGCGACCATCAAATATAAGTGCCCAGAGGGTGAGCGGACAGTAACTTACCCCCGGCACAAGAACCTGACGTTCAATTTAAAAGGCTAAGCATGCTCCCAATCGTCGCCTCTATCGTCTCTGGCCTGATCTCCAACGGTCTGCCTAAGATTGCCGACGCCGTGCTGGAAAAGGGCGTTGATTACGTCGAGAAAAAACTCGGGGTAGAACTCAAGCCAGAAGAAGAAATGACCCCCGACCATGTTGCTTCCCTGCGCGAGCGGGCCATGGAGCATGCTGAGTTCATGGTAGAACAAGAAGTTAAGGACAAGGCCAACGCCCGAGACATGGCAAAACACGCCATGTCCTCCTC